ATTAGCAAAAGCGAATATACCACTATCAGATATTAGTATTACAGAATATGAAGATAGTAAATTACATAAGGTTGATAGTTGGGAAAGAAAAGATGAAAAAGATCCAAAAAGTGAGCATGTTACAATAACTAAATATTATAAATACCTTTTATGCTATCAACAATACTGTATATGTGCAAATAATGAATTTGAGCTATATTCAAAAGGAATTGACCTAATATTGAATCCACAGGGATTTTGGTATCCAAAATTTGCAATAAAAAATATGAGTTTTCATATTTCAACTGAAGAATATGAATTAAAAAGGAAAATAGATAATTTAGAAATAGAGAAAAAAGTCTATATAGATGATAAAAAATAAAAATAACTAGGAATAATTGTTAATGAAATAAAATTTAAAGAATTATATTACACTAATGTTCAAAGCATACAATATTCCCTAAAGGAAGGAGTTTGTATGGAAAGTTTTGAAATATCCGAAAAAGATAATAAATTTTTGGAGTTAATTGAAAAATTGGTAACCGATGGCGTGGCCAAAGGTATAAAAAATGGATTAGAAGCAGCTAGGAATGAGGAAAAGATAAAAGAAAAAATGACTTATGATATTAAGTTGAAAAATACTAGATTATTACTAAAGAATTATAGGAAATTTGTGAGTTTTTGTAAACAAGCAACAGTAAGTGAAAAGGAATTAGAAACAGCAACAGTAGAGGAAATATTGGACAAACTATATTGTTCTGCTTATGATGAAGTAACTATTGTGCAATCAATTTTAGCATCTAAAAAAAGAACAGAAATTATATTAACACACATAGAAAGAATTATAAGATTTTATATATTTGAAGCGGATGCAAGCAAGAATGATGAAAAATGGAGAAAAGCCCATGTTTTAAATGACTTATATGTAGAGGGAGATTATAAACCTAAAATATCTGACCTGTCAGAAAAGTATCATGTAGGAGAAAGACAAATACATAGAGATGCTAGGTCAGCAATCGAGGAAATATCAGTGCTTATGTTTGGAATTGATGGAATAAGAAAAATGTACTAGCATTATAAAAATTCTTGTCAAAAACTTGTCATTGACACGACATTTTCAAGAGTTTATAATAGTAGTATCAAAAATTGTTTAAATTTAATTTTCATTTCATTTATTCCTTTTTAAATGAGATATGAGGAGGGCTTATGCTATATTAGAGCATAGGTCCTTTTTGTATTAACTAAAGAATAGAGGTATGCCTATGGATTTGGCAGTTTGTTTATTAAGAAAATGCAAGAATTGCAAAAATGCAGTAAATTGCTTCAAGGAGGATGATTATATTGGAAAACCACAATTTAAAAATGCAAAAAGTAAAAACAAAAGATCTAAAAGCAGCAAAATACAATCCAAGAAGAAAACTAGAAAAAAATGATGAAGCATATCAGAGAATTAAATCAAGTATAGAAGAATTTGGCTATGTAGATCCTATGATTGTAAATGCTAATAATATGACAGTTATAGGCGGACATCAAAGATTAGAAATACTAATAGATTTAGGATATGAAGAAGTAGAATGTATAATGGTAAATTTAGATGAAAAGCAGGAAAAAAGGCTTAATTTAGCATTAAACAAAAATGTAGGATATTGGGATAATTCAAAATTAGAGGAATTATTCGATGAATTGAATTTATCTGAAGAGGAATTATTTGCAACAGGATTTAGTTTAACAGAGGTAGAAAATCTAAAAACAGATTTTATTACAGAATTGTTAGATGAAGATTTTTCAACAGTTGATAGACATTTAGATAAATTCGCAGTAACATTTAACATACCAAAAGAATATGAGGAGCAATTTAGCAAATACATAAAGAAAAATGGAAAAGATTATTTAGTGGATATACTTATTAATACTGTTGAAAAGGAAGTGATATAAAATGCCAGACTGCGGAAGTCAAGTTGTATTATGTGATGTGCCTGTTAGATTTGATACATATAAAGGTTGTTCGCATTTATGCAAATATTGTTTTGTGCAAAGGAAAAAAGATATAACAGATATTGAAAAAGGAGAAACAGCAAAAGCATTGATGAATTTTATCAATGGCCAAAGGTCGCAAGCAGTAAATTGGTGTGATTGGAATATACCACTCCATTGGGGAGGAATGTCAGATCCATTTCAACCAGCAGAGAAGAAATATAGATTATCTTATGAATGTTTGAAGGTATTTGCAGAAACACAATATCCGTTTATTGTATCAACAAAGGGTAAATTGGTTATTGATAATGAATATTTGACATTATTAAGAAAATGCAATTGTGTTGTTCAAATTAGTATGATATGTTCAAAATACGATGTATTAGAACCAGGAGCACCGACATTTGAAGAAAGGTTAGAAATGGTAAGAGTATTAGCTCAAAATGTAAAACGAGTAATAATTAGGATTCAACCATATATGACACAAGTATTTAAAGATGTTAAAGAAAACATGAAAAAATTTGCTGAAGCAGGAGCTCATGGAGTTATAGTTGAGGGAATGAAATTTGCAAAGAAAAAGCCGAATCTTATAAAAGTTGGTGCTGATTTTGTATATGAAAAGCAAATACTAAAAGACCAGTTTGAACAATTAAAAGAGGAAGCCCACAAACATGGATTAAAATTCTATGTTGGTGAAAATAGATTAAGAACATTAGGAGATGAGATGTATTGTTGTGGAATAGAAAATATGCCTAATTTTAAGCCGAATACATATAATTTATGCCATATTTTAAACAACAAAGAATATGAAGTAACTGAAGGAATGAAAAAGCCTGATACTGCATTGTGCTTTACAAGCATATATCAAAGTACACTGGGGCATCAATCATTAGTAGGCAAGACATTCGAAGATTTTATGATAGAGGAATATTCAAAAAAGAAAAAAGTATATGATGAAATCTTTGGTAAAGAAAAATAAACAGGTGGCGGGGTGATTGTATGTGGATGAAAAAAATATAAAAAAAGATTATATGTCTGGACTAAAATATAAGGATATAGAAAACAAATACAACATCTCTAATAGCCAATTAATTTATTTAATACAAAAAAATAAATGGAAACGAAAAAGTAATAGGAGTAAAGCTGCGAAAGGTAATACAAGAGCAAAAGGAAATAAAGGTGGACCAGGAGCAGAAAAAGGAAACAAACGAGCATTAACCACTGGAGAATATGAAACTATATTATATGAGATTATGTCAGAATCTGAAAAAACATTATACGATAGCATTGAAATTCAAAGCAAGAAAGATTGTTTAATAGAAGAATATAAAATGCTAACCATAAGGGAATATCGAATTTTAAAGCGAATAAAAACAATTCAAGATAAGGAAAAAGACATGAACATTGAAAGAATTGTAAAAAGGCAATATAGTACAGATAAATCCACAGAAACTGAAACAGTAACCGAAGCAATAAGTGTAATTACCCCATTACAAAAATTAGAAGATTCATTAACAAAGGTACAAGAATCTAAAAGAAAATGTTTAGAAAGCTTGCATAAGATAGAAAATGATGAAAGAAAACTTGAATTAGACTTGATTAGATTAGAAAGAGAAATATCAAAAGAGGGAAGCTCAGACAATGAAAAAATGAGTGATGACAGTTTTATAAAAGCATTAGATAGTAATGTAGAGGAAACATGGGATGACTACGACGAAAACGAAGAATAAACCTCTTAGTATTGATGAAAGAATTTCTAATCTAAAAAAACAAGTAATGCAAAATGCCATAACTTTACGAAAAAAAATCAAGAATGGCACAATATTCAAGTTTAAAAAATTCAGTATAAAACAAAAAAAGGTGTTGACATGGTGGAACGATAAAAGTCCAGTAAAAGATAAAAACGGAATAATTGCAGACGGTAGTATAAGAGCAGGAAAAACATTATCAATGTCATTGTCATTTGTATTATGGGCTATGACAAAATTCAATGGTCAAAATTTCATTATAGCAGGAAAAACAATTGGAACATTCAGAAGGAATGTTCTTTTTTGGTTAAAGTTGATGCTCAAAGCACAAGGGTATCAAATAAAAGACAGAAGATCCGACAATTTGATAGAAATATCAAAGCGGAGAAAAAATAAATTATTTCTACATTTTTGGTGGAAAAGATGAAAGGTCTCAAGATTTAGTACAACGGAATAACAGCAGCTGGAGCTTTCCTTGATGAAGTTGCACTTATGCCTGAAAGTTTTGTAAACCAAGTTATAGCAAGATGTTCTGTTAAAGGCTCAAAATATTGGTTTAACTGCAATCCAGAAGGACCAAATCATTGGTTTAAAGTTAATTGGATTGATAAAGCAAAAGAGAAAGGCATTATATATTTACATTTTACAATGGATGATAATTTAAGTTTATCTGAAGATGTAAAAGATAGATATAAAAAAATGTTTGTGGGTGTTTTCTTCAAAAGATATATTTTAGGGTTATGGGTATTAGCTGAAGGTATTATATATCCAAATTTTGATAGAGAAAAACATACTGCAAAACTAAAAGATATTCCAAGTAGGTTTGATTATTTTTATGTAACATCTGACT